CGTTTGATTTTATGGAGTTAATCAGTGTTGAGTCAAAGGTCAATTTCTTTGAACGTACAAACTCTGAATATGCTCTTGCGAATAAAACAGTAGATACGGATGTGTTTGATTTTAACGCAGAGTTCTAAGAATTAAGGCGGTGTTATCACATTTTGCGACAAGTAGTCGTTTATTATAACTAGTCCAAACATCAGTCCTGCTATTATATAAGTGTGAATGGGCACTTGTTCTTTTTGTATAAAAATACTATACGATGCAGTTGCGATAAACAGTAAAAATAAATACAGCATTTCCATATAGACAACCGATAGACCACGTCCCAAGAACATATTCGCAGGAACCCGAATTATCGTTGCCATCGCGTTCAATGCGATTGAAGTTACCATTATTGCAATAAATGACTGTTTATGTATTGCTTGCAAGAAGTAATATGTTCCAAATAAATGGAAAAAACAAGCACTAAATGTTAATATCCCATATAGTAGAAACGAAAGCATTATACATAATAGTAACTATTTTATTATGTATACTTATGATAACCGATCTATTTACGTTCTTTGTATATTTTTAGTGTGCGTGCACTCGCATCCTTTGCATTTACGTACTTTGGCATCCAAAAATATGGAAGGATTTTACCCATACCAGAATAATGCTTCTCAAATTGCTGCCTGTAATAAAACTGTTCAGTCGTTGTGGGTAGAAGATGGTCTCCTACCATAGCCATATCTGGATGGCTTCTGGCAATAGTATCTGATGTTGATGCAACAATATGTTTAAAGTAATCAAACATATCGCCCAACAATCCCTTTACGACTTTGTCGGTATGTTCCTGGATAATCTTGTACAATGACCGATGTTCAGTTGAAACGCCATCGCTAAACGCCTCTTTTCGTCTCCATAATACGCTGTTCGGCAATAGTTGAACATCGTCACTATTCAAATAGTTATCTTTTGAAAACGCTTGTCGTATCAATTGTTTCTCCATTACTGTCTCATCTGTAATATCAGTAAGACATCTGAATTTATGAGGAATGGACAAGTAGTAATCTACCCACGCCCTATCTAGAAATGGAGGACGGGGTTCTAGACCGTGTGATGATATTGACTTATCTGACCGAAGAACATCAAATGCGTGTATATCTTTCAGCAATCGTCGGCATTCTCTATCAAACTCAATGCCATCTCCCGCATACTTCATATACAAGTATCCACCAGCCAACTCATCCGAACCATCACCATTCAATATTACTTTGGCAGTGCTATGTTCAGAAATATATTTTCCAAGTAACCAATTGCCAATACTTGCACGGACGGTTGTGGTATCATAGCTTTCAATGCTTGCGATGACATCAGGAATGGCCTTTAAAAAATCGTCTTCGGTTAGCACAATTGTGGTGTGTTTTGTACCGAGGTATTCTGCCACCTCTTTTGCATATGCTAAGTCAGTCGCTCCTTCAAGCCCGATACTGTATGTTTCTAACGTCGGCAGATTATGTTCTTTGTGGTATTCATTTGCCAATGCAGCTACCAAACTGCTATCTAACCCGCCAGATAGCAAACACGCAACTGGTCGGTCGGTTGCACCACACCGCTTATTTACCGCATTGATTAAATGCATTTGCACATTACGAATAATATCAGAAATGTTCTCATTGTCTTGATGCATATTGCTACGAAATCCAGGCGTGTGATAAATTGTTTGGTCTACATATGACCATTGAGTGCATAGCCCAAATGGTTGAACAAAACTCATATAACTGCCTGGCGCAAATTGTTCAATTGTATACTTACTGTGTCTAACATCTTCTCGGTTTTGAAACCGTTCCGATCTCGTGAGTGTATTTAATTTGTTATATATGCCATACAACACTTTTAATTCACTTGCAAATGCAAATGAGTGTGCGCGTTTCGGCTTGACCACATTAGGCTTCAACCAATATAATGGGCGAACACCGTATGGATCACGTGCAATATACATTTTGCAAATTCCACCATATGATCTGTTATCTAGTAATGCAAATGAAAACTCACCATCTAACATCTGTAATGTTTGGTCAATTCCATACTTGATGTATAAATGGATAATAACCTCGCAATCTGACCTACTAATTGGTTTTACATCCATCGTGTCATATAATTCCTTATAATTGTATATTTCACCATTGCATATCAATACTACGTCATTGTAGCATAGTGGCTGGTTTGATTCGGGATTTAAACCATTGATTGCCAACCGATGGAAGCCAAACATAGTATTTAGCATAACTGTTTGAAGTGTAGAAAATTCAGGACCGCGTTTTTGTCCGATTTTAAATTGTTCTTCAATGAATGCCCGAGGCAATACATCTCCGCTACCATCCTCATTTAACAATGCAAAAATGCCACACATATCACGTTACTAATGTATTTATTAAAATGGCTTTATATCTGTATTTTACACATTGTGAATAAATGTTATGATATAGTATACATCATTTGAAACAATGTTCAAAGGGATAGATTACATACCAAATGTTTCTTCTGTTAATAATAATATTGCACAGACGATTTTAGGAACTTCTAACGAGAACAAGACTACACCAAAATCAGTATGTGGATGCAAAAATACAGTCGCCGCGGTTTCTGGATCGGATGTCCACCATACACCTTTTGCATTAGTTGCAAATGATAAATCTGGTTATTATGGTGCAGTTAATGTAGTCTCGGATAAAAATGCGGCTGCATTTGACGAATTGGGTTCAGATGATGATTCCGAAAATACCGACAAGATAGTTAGAACGAATGTTAAATTTGATTATATGACACACGTATATATAAGTTCGTTGGCAGTCATTGGACTTTTTGCGCTATACCGTCTTATTCATAAAACACGATAAAAAATATGATAGGAGGAGAACCCTTTCAATCATATTTTTGAGATATTTATTTGAATAGTTTACAAATATAACTCAGAGACTGATTATATATTTTTTGTTGTTGCAGTTGCTTTATCTTTTCTTTTTTTGCGGATATTGCTTGCGCTTTGCGCTTTTTTTCATCCTCTATGATTTGTTTTTTCTCTAATTTGGCTTGTTTTCGGATATTTTTTTGTTCAGCACGTTCTCGTCGTATGTTTTCTTTTTCCAGTTTATTTGCAATTTTATTTCGGTGTGCCTCTTCTTTTTCTCTTTGCAAAGTAATCTTACGTTCTTCTCGATGTGCTCGGTGCTCCTCCTTTTCTCTTTGCAATACAAGTTTGTGTTGGACCTTTGCTTCTCGTTCTTGTATCTTTGCTGCTAATTGCGCCTCTTTTTCTAACCGTGCCTGTTCTCGCTCTTGTTCTCTTAATTGTTTTTCTTCTTCTCTTATGCGGATAAGATCCAACCGTTCAGCGGCAATGCGTTGACGTTCTAGCTCTTTTTCTGCCTGTATTCTGATACGCTCTTGTTCCATTTCAATCTCTCGTTGAGCCATTCGTTCTAATCGAGCTTGTTCCTTTGCCAGACTTAATTGCAGCTGTTCTGCTTCACGACGTAATCTGGCTTTCACACACGTTCGTTTATATACATTGCTCGCCACTATGATTTGGTATGCCACTTTGCGAATGTAGTAATTGAATTTCATATCACCTACATCAGTATGCATCATAACCGACAATGATAATATCAATCGTGTTTTGACTGAACTGATGTCTTGAGCACGAAGTCTGTCTATCATATCGTATACTGGGTGTGCGATGTTGATTAGCTCAGGTTCTTCCGACATATTTGCAATTGTCGAATATGAATAACCGCGCATTGTAGTCTTCGGCAATAAACTCAGAAACGTTGGACTAAGTTGCCAACGGCGTGAATGCTCATTGTACTGGAATAATTTACATAAATATCCTTGTCGGTATATAACTGACAATTCCTTCTCGGTAAACCATTCAAATATGTCATTCACGTTACACGTGTCAACAACATCCTGTCGTTCACTATATCTTTGCATTGTTGGATAACGATCCATCACTACCGATAATTTCGTATCAAAATCAATTAGATTATAAACCTCGCGTTGAAGCTCATATGGCAACTTGCCGACAGCGGGCAATAATTCTCCGGTCCACTTTGGCATTTTATTATCGTTCTTCTATTAATGAAGTTATAAAGTTACAATTCCTTAAACCCCAAAAAGTTTTTCAATTTTTTACACAATAGTAACATAAATCAAATATTTTATGTTACTTACATACGGTTGACCAATTATAGTCTGTATCGTTTGTACATTTCAAGCGCGACTAAACCACCGAACACTTGTGCCAAACAGTATGGAACAATCTCGCCAGTTGGCAACTTACCCGCAGATGCCATAACAATAGATACCGCCGGATTAATGTGTCCGCCAGAAATACTGCCAGTCATCATAATGACCAGCGCTAACGCAGCACCAATTGCCAAGGGATTTCCCGTCGCCAATATTACGTATATGAAAAACGCTGCTCCAAGGAACTCTACTAAATAGTTATAATACATTCTATACACTACGATACGAAATTATTTAATGGTAAAGGGTTGGGTATTTATTTGGAATGATAGTTCCCGTAGGAACCGCAGGAGCATATCGAGGCACAAATGGGCTGAATGTTTGGGCATTCTTTTTTGCAGGAGCGACTGAGCCACCAGCACGGGCACGACGCAAAGCATCATTTGTAGTATTTACATCGCGATATTCGGTAAATGCTAGAACATTCGGAGATACGTTTATCGATCCTTTTCCTAATGCAGCTACTCGTCTACGTCTAGCAAAATCAGACGCGTCTCTTACAGCTGGCATCCATTTTTTGGTGGGTTCAATTGGCTCAGGCAAAGTATCAATGTACATCTTTCGACCCATTTGAAAACTACTCGCATTATCGCTCGTACTGTCTTTTTGCGGCATCGCTTTATCGCCAGCCAGGGCGCCGTTATTCATACTTTGTAAACTAAACATCATTCTGTACATCCTTTTCTATAACTATTATAGTATATGGTTATAGAATATTTATCGTGTAACGCGCATTAGTGCTACATATGAACCATTTGATTCATCTCCACCGTTCTTAGAATCATTATAATTGCGGTTCATTGCCTGTTGCTTCTTGAAACGAATGTAATCGGACGAGTCGGGCACAAATTTGGGATTGCCCGAATACCCCTCTACACCGGTCGCGTCACAAGCAGATATGATCGAGCCAATTCGCATTCCTGGTTTGTGATTAGTCACTTGGTTGGGACCCCCGCAAACATAGTTAGTACGCGACAAGAAATCACCTAAATTATTTACGGCTCTAAAAGGCGTAATAACACGACTGCGTCCGTTTATTGTTCCAGATGCATTTCTGGTATTCCACGCACTACGCAATACACGTCTAGACATCGTCTGTTCACTATCTTTATAATTCGTCACTGTTTGTTTTCCAGAATATCCATTGAATGGACCGCCTAATACTGATGACATTATTATATTATACCATAGCAATATATTTTCTTTTTCATTGACGTGCTAAAATCATTATATGCGTTTTAGGAGGATAAAAAACGTATTTAATATATATAGTACGGATGGAGAAGGACTGCGATGCGGATGAAACAAATAACGCAAGTGTTGTTACACATAATAACGAAATGATTGATAAAGTTACACTTGAACTATTAATGAATAAAAATCATTACAAACGTTATATCGCGAACACCGATCCGACAAAACACGCAGAAATGGTTAAACATAATGCTTTGATTACTAAATATAAATATAAAATAACGAACCTTACAAATGAAATGCTTTCTGACCCGTCTAAACAGATTACCACCAATGTAAATGAAGCATTCAATGGATATATAAAAACGCTTATCCAGTACTTTCAAATGAAAGAATTAGAAAATAAATCAAACGAGCACTCAGACGATGACGATGTATTATTTGGAAATATAGACGAAGATGATTGTCCTGCGGTTGAAACAGAAGAAAATGATGCAGTTCAGCCTATTATGAAGTCCTTCTGGGGAGGCAGCCGTGTAGTGAAACAAAAGCAGAATGTAAATGGCCGGTCTAACAATCAAATGTTTTAGCTGATGGAAATATAAACATATATTGTATATAACGAGAACCCAATGGCACATAAAAATGGGCGAAAAAGCCAAACACATAAACGCAACAAAATAAATAGAACAAAACGAAAACACCATGGTTTATCTAAAATGAATTGTAGCCCCGCAGTAAAAGATATGGCACCTGTAAAAGGTAGTTGTTTTCCTGCTCATGTATTGTTGCAATTGAAAGAATATTATAACTCGGATAACCCATCAACTAAAATTCAAGACGTTTCGCCGAGTAAAATCTGGGTCAGTCTAAAACACCGATTAAGTACATGCAACAAAGAAGATTGTTGGCTAGATTTAATTACTGACAACAATATTCGTAAAACTCTGGATAATTACGTTTTCGCACCCGATCAACCAGCGAGTTGGAAGAAAAATCCACACACGTGGTTAAATACGAACGACATATATAAAGTCCTTCGTCAATATGAACAGCGGTACCCATATTTCTGTGCGATCCGTCCCACGCCTATTGATTTTGATAAGAAAATGGGTGGAAGTGAAACTGATAGTTGCGTTACCGATGAATTGTGCAAATTTAATGCAAAACATCAGATTTCTGTTAACAAAACTAAAATTGGCATTGTATTTAATTTAGACGAACACGATGAGCCTGGTTCTCATTGGGTATCATTATTTGTTGACCTTGATGACCACTTTGCATTTTATCTGGACAGTGCAGGAGACCCAGTTCCAAATGAAATTAGAAAGTTAGTTGAACGTATACAAGAACAATGTTCTCAGATCGGCAAAGAAATTACATTCTATGAGAACCATCCAATGCAACATCAATATGGCAATACTGAGTGTGGAGTGTATTCTTTATTTTTTATTATTACAATGTTGACTGGACAAACCGACCTGCACAAGTTTACCGACGTAAAATCAAAGATCGACTTCTTCAAAAACAAACGTATCCCAGACAAGTATATTAGTAAATTTCGTGATTTATATTTTAATGCATAATTATCTATATGTAATATAATAGAAGACATATTACATATGAACACCGACAATAATAATAACCCAGATGTAACGGTATTGGTAAAAACCGTACGGGATCCAAATACAGAACACGTGTTTAATACTGTTGTATATAATTCGAATGAATTGAATGACAATCGTGTTGCGGAACGAGTAGATTATGTTTTATCTGAATTGTCTAATTATTTGAAGACGTATAGTGGAGATGAACCAGAGAAAGCAGTTGATGGTTTTTTCAAAACATTTGGTAAAGATTTGACATTTGACCGTGGACCATACAAGGTAGCCCCAATAAAACTGGTTGCCCAACCTGGTGGAAAGATTACGCGCAGAAAATCTAACCGAAAAAAGTCCAAACGAAGAAAATCTAAACGAACTAGAAAGATATAAACATATGACATTATCTTCAATATATAATGTCATTACTAGTCCATCCAGAGAACCAGCAGTTGATATGGGATATAACGAATAACAATCCGTTTGTTGTCCAGTTTTTTCAAACCAATACCCACATTAAAAAGGAACAATGGTTTAGAGCCATAATGGAGCATTTTTATAACACATACAAGGGACGACAGATTGATAAAAACGAACTGAACCAATTAAACAAAGAAGTTCTCACATATATGATACAAAGTTTACATAATATGGCACCTCGTACTAAACAAGAACCGGAACCTGCACTACCGACTTACACTAATATACCTACTCCTCCCATTCCTGAAAATAACAGAGAAGAACTTTACAAACAACAATTTATGCAGAAACAACAAGAATACAAGACTCTGTTGGATAAATCCAAGCCCGCTGTATTAGATTTCAGGGAAAAGGAGAAAGATGTTGCAATTTCAAATATGGACGAATTAATTCAGAAACAAATACAAGAACGAAATGCATATATGAATCTTCATCCATTGCCATCACAGAGCATGCAACCTGCTACAAATGTACTCAGTCCGATGCCATCACAAGGCGCGCAACCTGCAAAAAATTCTGTCCTACCCGAAAATATACAATTGATACCGGAAAACACAAGCAACAAAACACAAGCGAAATCGTCCGACGACATTACTTCCAAACAGTTGCTTGATTTATTGACTGAACAGAAATCGGAAATATCCTCGTTGAAAACAATGATACTGAACTTATCCAAACAACTCGCATTCACGAATGAACAACTAAATCAACCGGTTACGCAAGTTCAGTCAATGCCCGCGCCGAAACCTGACCCAAATGTGCTAGTTGAAACCGTTGAAAATGAGGACGACTAATATAATTTATACAAAACATATATAGACATTTCCTGCCAGTATTTATAAATATGGAATTATTTACAAATACGCTGTTTATTAATCTTGCTAGTCGTACGGATCGTTTGGAACATGTTATTAGTGAATTCGACAAATTTGGTCTAAAACCAGAGAGAGTGGATGCAGTGAAAATGGCATCGGGTGCCATCGGATGTACACTTAGTCACATTAAATGTCTTGAAATTGCAAAAATCCGCAATTTTGAACACGTATTTATATGCGAAGATGATATTACATTCTTAAAACCAGAACTGTTACGTGAAAACCTAACCAAGTTTTATAATAATACAACTATACAATGGGACGTATTAATTATCGGCGGCAATAATTGTCCACCATTTCAAGTGATAACAGATTACTGCTCTCGCATTTTCAATTGTCAAACAACCACTGGTTATATAGTAAAAAAGAATATGTACGACATTTTGCTAGATAATTTTAAGACGGGTCTTAACTTGTTGTTAAAAGACCCACAAAATAAACGAGAATTTGCAATTGATATGTATTGGAAGCGTCTGCAAACCCAATATTTCTGGTACATAATAACGCCTCTGACTACAACTCAGTATGAAAATTATAGTGACGTGGAACAACAAAATGTTGATTATAGCCATTTGATGTTGGATATGGAGAAGGAATGGTTAATGAAACGC